GGCGGATCTGCTACCGCAACCGAGATTGCCTAACACATGGATTTACGTCTCCAGCTAGTGACCGGCCCGACCGGCTACCCGCTCGAAGCGGCTGACCTCGAAGCGCACTCCCGCGCCATGGGCCAGCCGCTAGAGCAGCTGGAGCCGTATTTGTTCGCGGCAACCGACCATATCGAAACGATTACCAACCGCCGCTGCTTGACGCAGACCTGGAAGCTTTTCATGGACTGCTTTCCAGGCAGCGGCATTATCCACCTGCCGTACTCGCCGCTAGTGTCGGTCGCGCACGTCAAATACACGGACTCGACCGGCACACAGCGGACGTTTGCGGCAACCGAGTATGGCGTATCGACGGCGCGGACGCCGGGGGCCATCGTCCTGGAATACCAGAAAGACTGGCCTACCGACACGCTCCGCAACACGGACCCAATTGAAGTGCAGTTTACGTGCGGCTACGGTCTGCCGACACAGGTACCGCATCAACTGCGCCAGGCGATTCGTATGTTGGCGGCGCATTTTTACGAGCATCGCGAAGCGGTCATCATCGGCACGACCTCCGCGATTGACGAAAAGGAACTGCCGTTTGCGGTCTCGGCGCTGATTGCGCCGTTTCGGGTGTGGTTATGAAAGCAGGCGCCTTGCGACATCTAATCATCATTCAAGAGCCGACGATTGCCGTGGACGCCAACGGCGACCGGACAGACACCTGGACCGAGTACGCGACGACCTGGGCTAGTATCGAGACCGGCAACGGGCGCGAGTTTTTCGCGGCGCGGCAGGTCATGGCCGACCTTACCCACACGATCCGGCTACGGTACGTCGAGGACCTCAAGCCCGAGATGCGGGTTAAGTACGTTGACCAGAAGACCGGGAAGACGCGCTATTTCAACATCCGCACTATCCTGAACCCGGACGAGCGCAGCGAGATGCTGGTCATGCAGGCGTTAGAGGTGCTTATCTAATGGCACGGGCGCGCAATATCAAAGTCGAGGGGCTGGACGAACTGACGCAGCAGTTCAATAAGCTGATGGCCACGGCCGAAGGCCCGGCGCTGCAGGACGCCATTTTGCAGGGTGCGCGAATGCTTGAAGACGAAGTCGAGCGCCGAGCGCCGATTGCGGCGTATCCAACGAAGAGGTTTGGTCACGTTTACAAGCCGGGCGATTTAAAAGAGTCAGTTCAGGCGGCCAAAGGTCGCCAGCATAAAAACTTCCTACAGGCCTACACTTTCACCATGAAAAACCTTGCGCCGCACGCCTACATGGTCGAGTTCGGCACCAAGGCGCACACGATTAAAGGCAAGAAAATGCGCATTCGCGGCGCGGCGTTCAGCTGGCTGGCGCGGCTCGGCGACCAGGTCCGCACAAAGATTCAGCACCCTGGCGCACGGCCCGCGTTTTTTTTCCGCGACTCGATCAAGGCCAAGCGCCTGCAGATCAAGCGACTTATCGAAGCCCGCGCTAAGGCCGCGTTTGAAGCGATCGCGAGGGCCGCGTGAGACTTTACCAGGCGCTGTACAAGTATTTGCAGACGCAAGCGCCAGTAACAGCGCTGGTGGGCACGCGGGTATACGACGCGCACGCGGACCAAGGCCGAGCGACTAAGTACCCGTGCATCGTGGTGGAGATGATTGACGACCAGCAGTTTCATTCCATCGGGGCGAATCCGACGGCAACGCGCCGGCCGATCAACATCTACTGCATGGCGCAGGGCAATGGCAAGGCGAGCGACGACCTGGCCGACATCGTCTACACCGCCATCATGGGCCAGGAAGCGGCCATCACCACGGCCAGCGGCCTAACGGTTCGCAGCACGCACTTGAACGGGCGCAGAAACGAGTACGAAGACGCGCTCGAAACCGACAAGAAACTTTACGCAACGGTCGTGGAGTTTGACATCATCCACGACGTTTAAGGAGCACATATGGCAATTCTCGCTGGCAACGCAGGCAGTTTCCGACTCACCACCAACACAGTGCTAGAGATCGACACATGGACGCTGGACGTGTCTACCGGCCTCGAAGAGACCCAGTCGTTCGGCGACACCTGGAAGGAGCGCACGGCCACCATCCGCGAGTTCAGCGGCACGGCAAGCGGCCGCTTCGACAACGCTGACACCAACGGTCACGTCGCATTGAGCACGGCGTTCCTGGGCGGCACGACGGTTTCGGCGCGGTTTTACGTCAACGGCACGAATTACTACTCTGGAACTTGTTTTGTGCAGGCAAGCCTTAACGCCAGCGAGAACGGGCTGGTGACCGCGAGCTATACGTTCACCGGCAGCGGCGCACTGACGTACACCTAGACCTAGGAGGCCACCATGGCAGTTCTTGCAGGCCGCAACGCAGACATTTACCTCGCCACGGGGGCGGGCACCAGCATGACCGGACAGGCGACGACCGCGCTAGGCGGCGGCGTCTACCAGATCACGCTGGCCGCCCGCCGGGCGATTAACCCCAACGACTCGCTGACCGTCCTTGACGGCGTGACGACTGTTTCGCCAGCGCTCTATCAAGTTGCCTGGGGTAACGGAAAGATTGTTTTCCCGAGCTACACGCCTGCTGGCGCTATTACGATTACCGGCTCGTTCCTGACGTTGTCAAAAGCTGCGCAGGGCACCGACTGGACACTCGATATCACGCCGACGCTGGAAGAGGTCCAGGTGTTTGGCGACGCCTGGAAGTCGCGGGCCGTGGTGCAGCGCGAGGGTACTTGTACCTTTGGCCGGTTTTACGACGACGCGTACTTTGTCACGAACTCGGCCAGCTACTACGTCATTGACCTTTACGCCGACTTTTCGAACACGGTCCGTTGGCGGTTTGGCGCGTCGCAATCGTCCGTGGGCATTAGCGTCGGCGAGAACGAGATCATCCGCGAGAACGTATCTTTCTCGACCATCGGAATCGTAGACTATTAGGTATGAAGACCCTTGCCGACCGCATCTTAGCGGTGCAACTTAAAACGGAAGTGATCGACGTGCCCGAATGGGACGCGAAGATTGGAATCACCGAGATGGACGCTGGCCAACGCATCCGTTTCGGAGAAGATGCGAAGCGCACACCGGCGCTTGCCATGGTGCGGCTGTTGATCGCTTCGGCGTTTGACCCGGAGACGGGTAAGCCGGTGTTCGAGCAGGCCCACCAGGACGCGCTGCTGAAGATGTCCGGCAGCGTGATCGACCGCGTTGTAACGGAAATCTGCCGCATCTCTGGCCTAACCGAGAACGCGGCGGCTGAAGCCACAAAAAACTAACCGGCGAGCGTAAGTTTGCGTTTGCGCTCGCCGAGCACCTACACATGACGGTTGGTCAGTTGTTGGCGACGATGTCATCGAGCGAGTTTTCCGAATGGGGAGCGTATCTGGACATGAAGCACCAGGAGCAGGAAAAGGCATCGAAAGAAGCGGCGGCTAAGGCGCGAGGTCGCCGCTAATGCCTGTTCTGAGCAACCTGATCGTTCGCATCGGGGCATCGACCGACGACTTCGATAAAAAGGTCAACACCAGCCTGAATAAAATCAAGCGCTTCGGTGCGGATGTGGCGCAGGCCGGGCAGGCGTTGTCTATTGGCATAACTGCGCCACTGGCAGGGGTGGCGGCGGGGGCTTTGGCTGCTGCTGCCAAGATGGAATCGCTGGGAAACGGCCTAGCCGCTACCATGAAGTCCACCAAGGCGGCCGCCGAGGAAATGGAGCGGCTCAAAGAGGTGGCAAAGCTACCCGGCCTGAATCTGGAAGACGCCGTTAAGGGCTCAATCAGGCTGCAGGTGCTCGGCAACAGCGCCGATGAATCGCGTCGAATCATGATGGAGCTGGGGAACGCCCTGGCCGTAGTTGGTGGCGGCAAGGAAGATTTTAGCGAGGTTATCAAGCAGCTTTCGCAGCTGGGCGCGGCGGGAAAGGTGACGAAAGAAAACCTAGACCCGATCATCGAGCGTATCCCGCAGATTGCCGCGATCATCAAGGAAAAGTTTGGACCGGCGGCGATTGGTGATCCAGCCAAAGTCTT